TTCCTTTGAGAAAAGAGATAAGAATGGAATACTGACAGTAGGTAGAGATTTTAAACAAAAAGAATATTATGCAATATGTAAAGACTTTGATATAAAAGCTGCTTGGAATAATGAATGGTTAAGGGAGAATGTATTAAAGCCTATTTGGAAAGAATTGAATTTAAAAGAGAGATTAAATGCTAAATCAAAAGATAAGTTTCCTATTAGAATACAGGCAGGTATAGCAGGGTTAACTGCACTTAGCAATGCAATTGATAATGAATTACCATTTAAGTTTAAAGATTTTAAAAGACTTATCAATAAATATGGTAAAACTAGAAAGCAAATAGCTGAAGAAGTAATAGACTTCACACAAGCTACTGAAATAGGATATAGAAAGCCTAATGAATTAAATTTCTATGATAAGGCTATAACAATAAATCCAGAGTTCTATGCTTACTTTGCAGACTATGATTGGGTAGTATTTTGTTGGTTATTTGGTAGAATGATTGACCTTCCAACTGGTTTCCCGATGTATTGTAAGGACTTAAAACAAGAATTAGATAAATTAGCATTAAACTACGATGATGATCCTTATACAAATTTAGATTTAAAAGGTAAATTAGAGTATCTAAAAACTAATAGTAAATACCCTAAACAATCTAATGAACATAATGCTTTAGCTGATGCTAAATGGAATAAAGAATTATTTAATTTTTTAAAAAAATTATAAATGAAATATAAATGGAATTTCAAAAACAGAATATTGAAAGTTATGTGTTTTATAATGAGGAAATTGATATTTGGCACTCACTTATGGATAAATTAAGTGAGGAGAAAAAAAGAGCAGGGTTTAAAAAAACTCTCAGTCTTGAAGAAATAGAATTAATAAATGATATAAAAAAAAGTTATGACTCAAAACAGCAAGAAGCAGAAACAAACTGTAATCCCAATCCCTCTAAATAATAAGAGGGATTTTTTCAGTTTGTATTTAGAATTATTGAAAGATTTCCCACCATTAAATAAATTAAGACCTGCTGAAAGAACTTATGTCTCTTTAATAATGTGGTATAAAGATAAATACAGAAATTTAGATCCAGATATAAGAGATGAATTAATATTCTCTATGTCTAATAGAAAAAAAATAAATAAAGAATTAGGAATATTAGATACTACAGCTTATAACGTTTTAAAGAATATAAGAAAAAAGAAAGTTATTATTGGTACTGAGTTAATATCCAATTTAAATATCAATATAGAAGATGCTCACCAATTAATTTTTAATTTTAAAATCAATAAATAATGAGTGAAAAAGTTCTTTTAGATGATAAGTATTTAAGTACTGATATACTTAAATTATTTACAGAGTTATATTCTAAATATCAAGTATTTGTAAAGAATAATCCTAATACTATTGTTACTTATACTATTACTACAGATAAAAATAGTTCTATATTACATATAAAAGTTATAGAAAAATCTAATGATACCATTACCAATTAAAGAAGAGATAAAAGAATTAGCTATTAATAGTAGATTTACAGCAGAAGAACTTTATGAAATGTATAAATCTCAATTTGAATGTATTGCTAATATTATGAGGTCTGCTGATAAAGAAGATTTTTCTACTTTTGCTTCTTTTAAGATTTTTAAATTTGGGAGAATTGTTCCTTCTGAGGGCATGTTTAATCATATAAAAAAAATGAAAGCTTTAAGTAATAAAAATAATAAAGATGAGTAGTATTTTAAGTAAATTTAATGCTGATAAAATATATAATTTTTGGGAAGTAAATCCTGAGTTTAAGAATATTAAAATTTATAAGGATTTTAAGGCTACGGACCATACTAAGAATTATATTCAATCTTCAAGGATTATGTGGGCTATTGCTTTTTTTATAGAAAGAGAAGATAATAGATTCATAAGAGCCTCTGAGGAAGAAAGAAAAGAATTAATAATAGAAGAAATAGTAAAGTCTGTCAAAGGATTTAAATGGGAAAAGTATGCTAATCTTATAGAGTATTGGAAGAAAGAAAATAAGACAGCATTAGAAAGACAATTAGAAGCTCTTGAGAATTATATGGATAAAAGAACTATTTTATTAGCAGATAGTGCTGATACTATTACTTTAGAAAATCTTAAATTGGCTGATGAAGCTATTAATAGGACTACAGGATTAGCTGAAAGAATATCTAAATTAAGAGCTATGGTATTAGATGAGCAATCAGGTAAAGGAGAAGTTCATGGTGGTAGAAAAGAAAGTTTAAGTGAACAAGGTTTATTACTAAAGAAATGAAATTAATTAGAATTAATAATAGAAAAAATACTCTTCTTACAGAAGTACCTAATTATCATCCACAAACATCAAAATACCTTAAATTCTGGCAAGAACAATTTAAAAGAATTATAGAAGGATTTTGGTTTCCAGACGATGCTTCTATTAATTGGGATGTGGAGTTTCCTGATCAAAGTATAATTAAAACTAATAAATGGAGATTTATACCTCCAGCGTTGTATTTTTATTGTAACTTTGGAACTATATTACATAAGAAAGCTGGAAGTGCTAAAACTGCTCCTAAGATAGCTATGAGACCTAATTTAAGAGACATAGATTGGGAAATTTATTATGATGTATTAGAGGCAAGGGGATTCAGTGGATTTAAAGGGGATGCTAAATATACTTGTAATAGAGATATTTTAGATATAGATTTTAGTATAGAAGAATTTAAAAAAACTTGTTATAATGAAAAAGGTATATTTTTAGAAGAAATTTGGTATGATATTATGCAAATAGATGATATTCATATTAAAGAGTATATTCCAGCTAATAAGTATTTAAGACAATTATATAAATCTCCCAAAGGTATTCCTCTATATTATAATGGTGCTAGTAATTATATGGTATTATCTAGTAGGTCTATAGGTAAATCTTATTCCGCAGCAGGAGTATCTATCCATGAATTAATAACAGATGGAATTAAAAAATATACAGCAGACCAAGAAATTCCTGTATCTGAACAATTTGTAGGTTCTGGTATAGCTGCTAAATCTACAGATTTAATGAAGAAGATAGAAAGAATGATGTTTCATTTACCAGGTGCATGGAAACGTAATACTCCTGATTATATAGCTTCTCCATTATATAAAGAAATGAGTGGCTCTATTAATCCTAATAATAAATGGAGACATCATTATAAAAGAAGAGTAGGAAGTGATTGGGTATGGGTAGGTTCTGCCAGTAATATTACACATGGAGTATTTACTACTCAAAACCCTGAAGCTGCTGCTGGAGGTAGATATACTTATATCTTCTGTGAAGAAGTTGGTCTTACACCTCACATATTATCAGTACATTATAGTAATGAAGCTGCTCAAGTAGATAGTTCTTGGGCTATGGGAACTTCTTTTTATCTTGGTACTTCTGGAGATATAGAGAAAGTAATGGAAAGTGAGATGATATTTAATCATCCTTCTAACTTTAATATGTTAGCATTTGATGATGAATGGGAAGATACAGGCAAGATATGTAGATTTTTTCCAGCAGAATTATCTTTAGAAGATAAAAGAGATGAAAATGGTAATATAGATTGGGAAGCTGCTGTAAAACATTTTGATAAAAAAAGAGAAGCTGCTAGTAAAATGAGAGATCCAGGAGCTTTATATGGAGAAAAAATGAATTTTCCAAGAAAACCTTCTGAAATGTTTCTTAGTAAAGATGGTGCATTTTTTCCTGTAGATGATTTAAAGTTTCATTATGGTAAAGTAGTCTCTGATAAAATATTAAGAAGTGCTGTAAGAAAAGTAAAATTAATATTAAATGAAGGAACTGTTACTTGGGAATATTCTAATAAACTTATTATAACAGATTATCCTTATATTAATAGTAGAGGTACTGATACAGCTATAGAAATATATGATTTACCTGTAATTAATCCTGAAACAAGTAAACCTTGGGATGGGAGATATATATTAGCTACTGACCCTGTAGATGATGATGATGTAGAAAAAGATAGTTCTTTACAATCTACTTTAGTTTTAGACTTATGGTTAGATGTTATTGTGGCAGAATATACTGGGAGACCTTTAATAGCTTCTGAATATTATGAAAATGTAAGAAGATTAGGAATGTTATATAATGGTTTAAATTGCTATGAAAATAATAAGAAAGGTTTATATAATCATTTTAATACAGCTAACTCTACATATTTATTAGCTACCACCCCTGAATTACTCAAAGATCAACAAATTATTAAAAGAGCTTCTAAAATAGGTAATAAAGCTTACGGTATTAATAATACTGAAGCAGTTAAGGATTTAGGAATGAAGTTAGCTTATGGTTGGTTGGTTAAGAAGTTTAAATTAGATGAAGATATAGATATATTAAATTTAGAGAGAATAAGAGGATTAGGGTTATTGCAAGAGTTAATCAAATATAATAAGAAAAAGAATTGTGATAGGGTTAGTGCTTTAGGTATATTAATGATATACAGAGAAGATAGATTAAGATATATTAATACAGATAAAGAAAAGCAAGTAGTAAAAGTATCAGGAGATAAATTCTTTGATAAGTCTTTTCAAAAGAGGCAAAATGTTTATAGGAAACCACATAAAAGATCCTTTTCTTTTGGGAATATGTAATATATTTCTTTAATTATGCAATTAATTTAATAATACTAAAATTTAATTATGAGTAATTTTTCAACATATTTTCCAAATCAAAAGGTATCTACTATAAAGAAAACCAAACAATGGTTTATTGATAATATAGATGCAGGAGAATCCTTATTACTTAATGCTAATTCATTTAATAATGATTATCATAAAGAACAAAAGATAAATTTAGATATTTATAATGGAATTATAAATGAAAGTGATATAGATACTGCTTTTAATCCCATGGGTTTTACAGGTAATTTTCCTGCCACTACTCAAAATTATGCTATTGCAGCTCCTAAAATAGATTTATTAATAGGAGAAGAGTGGAAAAGAAGATTTGATTGGAAATTAATCACAGTTAATGAAGATGCTATATCTGAATTAGAAAGTTCTAAGTTAGAAAAGTTAATGGAACTTACAGTTAATTCAATTAAAGATAAAGAACAAGATCCTAATAAAATACAACAAAGTATTCAAAAACTAGATAAATATTATAAGTATGAATATCAAGATATTAAACAAGATATTGGTACAAAATTAATAAAATATTTGTGGCATAATGAAAAACTACAAAGAAAATTTAATGATGGATTTTTAAATTTACTTACCCAAAGAGCTATTATATTTAGAATAGAAATTATAGCAGGAGAAGTAAAACTTATTAAATGTAATCCTTTAAATGTTTTTATTTCAGGTAATAGTGAAAGTATGAATATTGAAGATTCTGATAGGATTGCTGAAGTTACTTATGAACCTATAGGTCAAGTAATAGATGAATTTTATGAGCATTTATCTTCAAAAGATATTAGTGATTTAGAAGATTTAAATGGAATACACGGGAAGAGTAATCCTGGTGTATTAAATCATTCTGGAATATCCCCAAGAATGACTGTAGATACTATATATAATTCTGGTGATGAAGAATTAATAGATGTTAGCCATTTAGGAGGTGGAAATAATGCTTATGGTGATTATATTGATAATAATGGAAATATAAGGATATTTAGATTTAGATGGGCTGGATTTAAAAAGATTTATAAAAGAACTTATTTTGATCCTACTACAGGAGAACAATTAGAAGATATTAAATCTGAATATTATAAACCAAATAAAGAATTAGGTGAGACTGTAAAAGCTATCTGGATTAAGGAGTGGCATGAGGGAGTTAAAATAGGAGAAGATATTTATCCTTATGGTAGAATAAGAGAAGTTCAATATAGAAATAGAAGTAATTTATCAGTTTGTCATCCAGGATATGTAGGAACTATTATTCCAGTTAGTTTAATGGATATAATGAAACCTTATCAATATTTGTATAATATATTTATGAAGAGAGCTGAATATGCTTTTGCTAGATATAAACCACCAATTACAGAAATTGATTTAAGTAAGAAACCACATGATTGGGATATGGAAAAATGGATGTATTATGCTGAAGTAGCTGGATATATGTTTGTTAATCCATTTAATGAATCTCAAGAAGGTGCTTCTAAAGGTACTTTAGCTGGAAACTTTAATACTACAGGTAAAGTATTACATGCTGATATGGGTAATTATATTCAGCAAATAATTAATATGCTTGGATTTATAGAAATTAAATTAGGAGAAGTGGCTGGAGTAACAAAAGAGAGGGAAGGTCAATCTTCTCCACATGATACTGCTACAGCAGTTCAACAAAAAGTAACTCAATCCTCACATATTACAGAAAAATGGTTTGCTACTCTTGATGATGTAAAACTTAGAACTATAACTATATTATTAGAAACTGCTAAGTATGCTTATAAAGATGATAAAAATAAAATTATACATTATGTATTGGATGATTTAGCTGCCGAATATTTACAATTTGATGGTGAAGATTTAAATGAAGCTGAATTTGGTTTATTTGCATCTAATGCTAAAGAAGATACTCAAATGTTTGAAGAATTAAAACAGTTATCTCATGCTTTAATTCAGAATGATAAAATGGATATTAGAACTTTATTAGATATATATACCTCTGATAGTATTTCTGCTATAAGAAGAAAAATAGAAAGAAGTGAGGATAATAAAGAACAACAAGCTCAAGAAATACAACAACAAATGATGCAAGCAGAACAAGCTAAAGAACAAGCAGATAAAGAATTTAAAATATTTGAGATAGAAAATAATAATAATATTGAAAGAGAGAAGATGCAAAATGCTTTAGATTTAAAAATATTGGATATAGAGGGTACAAGAAATCTAAGAGATACTGATGTAAATGATAATGGTATTAAAGATGAATTAGATGAGCAAAGATTAAAGTTAATGGAGATGAAAATAAAGATGGATGATACCACAAAGAAGACTCAATTAAGTGAAACAGAGAGACATAACCGTCAAACTGAAAAAATAAGTAAAATTAAACCAAAAACAATTAAAAAGTAATGAATACAATAGAAGAACAGCAAAAGCAACATCAATTAATTACATTCTATTTTCAAATAGAAACTTTAAAAAGAAGAATTGATAATTTAGAAGATATTAAAGAAAGTAATTTTTTAAATATAACCAGAGCATCAGAAACTCTAATGTTATATTTAAAAACATTAAGGATGAAGTATAAAGAAAAGTATAATTCAAATCTTCCATCTATAATGAATAATGATGATAGGTCTAATATTCCTGAGGGATTTACTTATGAAAATTTAGTTAAAAACATTATAGTAGATTTAGCAGCATTGAGAAAAAACTATGAATATGTGATTCCTTTATATGATACTATTTTTTATTTAGATGAAGAAACTTTAATTAATTTTGAAGAACTTATTTAATTAAAAAAAGTGAAATGGTTTATATGGAAACACACAAACTGTTTCATTTATTTGGAAGAACAACTAATTTTAATTTAATTTGTAACTATTAACAGCAAGCAATAATGAGTAATAAAAATTTATTTAGTAATTTTAGTCTGTCAGATATACCTAGTGTAGATGGTACAGATGATTTATTAGAAATAACAACTCCTACTGAGGTGAATGATTCTATTGAACAAGTAGAATTAACAGAAAAAACACCACAAGAAACAGAAGGGAATGTAGAAAAAGATAATTCTAATAAATTAAACATAACAGAAAATCAAGATAATTCTACTGACGAAGATATTGAAGTTCTTGAGACTGAGAAGAAAAAAGAAGAAGAAGAAGAGTTATTAGAAATAGATAATACACAAGTAGAGAAGCAAGGAGAGGGAATTGAAGATGATATTCAGGTAGATACCCCTAATGATAGTTTTACACAACTAATGAAACCTCTTGCTGTTTTTCTGAATGAAAGGGGTGTCTTACCTGATTTAAAAAAAGAAGATTTAGAAGGTAAATCACATGAGGAAATTTTAGATATTATTAAAGTTAATACAGAAGATAGAATAACCTCTCAAAGTAAAGAAAATGCTGAAAATATTATAGAACAATATGTAAGTAATTTACCTAATGATGCTAAATTCTTATTAGAAAATTTAAAAGAAGGTATTTCTTTTGAAGAATTATTACAACATAATACTACAACTAATAATTTAAAAGGAGTTAAAGCTGAAGATTTTGAAGATAATGAAGAATTAGCTAAGAAAATTATAAAAATAGATTTCTTAGACAAAGGTTTCAGTGAAGAATATGTTGAAGAGATGTTAGATAATATAGCAGACCATGCTCCAGTTGCTAAAAAGTCTCTTATTAGCATTAATGAAAATAAAGAGAAGAAAATTGAGCAAAGTAAAATTCAAGTTGAAGAACGAAGGAAAGCTCAAATAAAAGAAGTAGAAGAAAGTCAAAAACAAATAAAAAAATATATTGATGATACAGATGCTTTTATACCTGGTTTTAATTTAACAACCAAAGAAAAAAACCAATTACATCAATATTTAACTAAACCTGTTAGTAAAGACAAACAGGGAAATCCTATTTCCTATGCTGCAAGTATAAGAGAGAAAGATCCTTTAAAGTTTGAAACAGCTATTACTAATTTTTTAATTATGACTAATGGATTAGAAAATTATGATAAGTTTGTAGCTAAAGCTAAAACAAATGCTACAAAAGAATTTGAGAAAGCTTTAAAGAATACTAAAAGTGGAACTGGAGGAAAGAAGATTAGTAAATCACCAATAGTTAAAACTGATGGTAAGACCAAATCTAATTGGGATAAGTTTTCCGCTAATTTTAATAAGTAACCAATTAAACATAATATAATATGAGTTTTAAAGTAAGTCCTTATCAAAAATATGATAGCCTAGATTGGGCCGGACTAACAACTGAAAATCATTGGGGAATGCTTTACAACCAGCATCCTTTAATGATGAATAATGTAATAGAGAATATCTATAAGGTAAATTTAGGAGATGACATTATATCTTTTATGGATCAATTTCCAACTAAATATTTAGACCAAGATGTTGCTCACGAATGGATGCTACAAGGTGCAGATGAAAAATCTATTCCTTTAGAGGCAGCTTATTTAGACAAAGCTATGGGTACTGTAGTAAGTGCATCAAGTGTAGCTGGAAAGAATTTTACTTCTTTCTATTTGAAATTTCCCGAAAGATACTTTGGTGTGTCTCAAGTAATTTTAGGTAATAAAATTGATTTATATGCTTTGCGTGTAATGGAAGAGCCTATTCCAGTTGGTGGAACTTCTTACTTATATGAAGTTAAACTTGTGGATGATGATGCTACAAAGTATGTTCCTTATGAGGAATTAGTTGCTGGCGTTGAGTATTCTAAAGGATGGTCATTAAGTGAGCAAACTTTAAGTTCAAGAGGTTCTGATACTCACCATACTTCTCCTTTTAGGATGCAAGCATGGATGTCTATGATTAGAAAAACTGAATTAGTTCCTGGCAATATGATCAGGAAAGGAAAGAATGATCCTCAGGCATTTAGTTTTAAAACTCCAAGTGGAGAGCAATTAACTACATGGTTAAATAAATTGGATTATGATTTCTATACACAATTCCGAAGAGAAGTTGCAAGAATGGCTGTATATGGAAGATCTAACAAATTAGTTGATGGTACTTTTTCTATGAAAGGTGATAGTGGATATGAAATTAGAAGTTCTCCTGGTTTAAGACAACAAATAGCTCCAGGTAATATTTCTTACTATAATACTTTCAATTTAGAAAATATGGTAGATTTTGCTTTAGAGCAATTAGCTATTGGAAAATTACCACATGATTCTCGAAAGTTTACCTTAATGACAGGTGAACAAGGAATGAAAGTGTTTTCTCGTGCTGTTGAAGCTTATGGTGCTGGATCATCTAATGGTACTATTTATAATTATAATAGAGTAGATGCTCTTAAAGGTGGTTCTAATGGAAGTTTCCATAGACCTCAATATACTAAGGTAATTGATATTAATGGTATTGAATTTACTATTCTTCATAATCCAGATTATGATAATAGAATTATGCACAAAATTAGACATGATAAAGGTGGAGTAGCTGAATCTCATAGATTTACAATGCTTGATTTTGGTTCACAAGATGGTGGTCCAAATATTCAAAAATTGGCACTTAAAGGTGAAGATGAGATTTATAAGTATATTCCTGGTCTTAGAGATCCTTTTTCTGCTGGTGGTAATGGTTCAACTCCAGGGTTAATAGCTAACTCTGTTGATGGTTATCAATTAGAAAGAATGCAAATAGGTGGAATTTATGTTAAAAATCCACTTAGAACTGGTGAATTTATTCCAGTTGAATTAGCATAACAAATATTAATATAGTTGGTTGGATTAATTTTCAACCAACTATATATTTTTAAACAGCAAAATTAATTATTCAGAAAAAAATGGCAATAAAGAAAAAAGTAAATCCACTTGTGGATAAAAAAGTTTCATTAAAACTTATCAAAGAAAAAGGTAATAGATTCTTAGAACAATTACATAATGACCATGATGGTAAATATAGATTTAGTAATTGTGTAGAAAGAGTAGTATTAGATATAGGTAAGTGGAAACATGATTTTAATGAGATATTAACATTAGAGGAACAAGCGTTCTTTGAAAATATATTTAATTATGAAGCAGGATGGTTAAGTCCGTATAATCAAAAGTCTGATTTTTGGATTACATTCAGTATATCTTTGACTAAAAATGACTTAGTGTTAAATTTAAATAAGCCTTTAGACTATATAAAATATAAAGTGTTATTATCTCAACCATTTATAAGAAAAAATGATGAAGATACCCATCCTGCAAGAAGATATTATTTTGTAGAAGAGGGACAAGAAGCTATTAAATCAGCTAATATTGCTGAAATAAAAAGTAAAGCTTTTAAATTATTTGATAAAGTTAAAGATAATAAATCAGAAATGATTGATATTTTAAAAACTTTAGGTAGAATGGTTACTAATACTACAGACAGTCAAACACTTCAGGGGTGGTTAGGAGATATTATAGATACTGTAAATAAAAAAACAAAACCTAATATTTATACATTTATAGAAGCAATGGAAGATCCTTTTAGGATTGAGAAATTATTTATTATAAATGGAATAGGTGAAGGAGATATTATACATTATGGAGATGATTACCTAAGAGCTGATACTAAAAAGGTTATAGCTGTTAATGATCAGGAAATGTATAAATTTATTAAAGACCCAATAAATCAAGATTGGGTACAAATGGTAAGAGTACATATTAAACAAAATAAATAATTAATATGAATGCAATAGAATTAAAATATAGTATTTTATCTAAGTTAGGAAGAATACCTAATTTCTCACATCCAGGATTTGATGATAGAGAATTAAGTCTATTTGCAAATGATGCTCAGGATAGAATTTTATTCCATTATTATAATTCTTTAGGGAATAAATATAAAGAAGGTTTTGAAGGTAACGAAAGTAGAAAAAGAAATTTAGCAGAATTAGTTAATTCTGCATGGATTCCTTTATTTGATGATGATTTAACTGCAACTCCTTCTGATAGTTTTACTTACACTTGTGTTGCTTCTGATTATATTTTAACTGGAGATAATGCTATAGGAAGGAAAGTAACTATTTCAGCAAATACCATAGATATAAATACTTTAGTAGATAGTTCCATTATTGAAAGTAGAGATACTTTAATAATGGGATTAACTAAAGGAATGATAATTACAGGTACTAATGGTAATTTAAATAGTTTTACTATTGTAAATATTATATCTGAAACAGAAATAGAAGTAGATGGAGATGCTACTGGAATGATTTCTTTTGTAGGCGGATTAGGATTATCATCTACTCAATATGGAAGTAATTCATATAATACCACTATAAAAGGATATTTTGTAGATTTACCAGTTAATATGCTTTATGCTATACAGGAGAGTGTAGTTACAAATGAAGAAAGTACGACATTAATAAATGTACAACCTAAAACACATGATTATATAACAGCTAATAAAAATAATCCTTTTAAAAAACCTGATTCAAGTGTTATTTGGAGAGTTGATGTTAGTGGTAATATTCACAGTTTAGGTGATACAGATGGTACATTTGATAGTTCTACAGGGGTTTATCAAAGAGCCAAATCTTCTAAAAGAGTAGAACTTATTGTAGATGCTGATTATAAACCTATTTTATATTTTCTTAGATATGTAAAATATCCAAGAAGGATAGTTATAGATGAAGTAAATACTGCAAATAATATAATGACTGAATTAGATGAATCTATACATAATGATATTGTAGATGAGACAGTAAATATAATTACTGCGACAATACAACCAGAAAAATATAATGTAACATCCAATGAAGCTAATAAAAGTGAATAATTATAAATAAGGAATAACAATTTTAATAAATATATTTTTAAATTTAAAACAATAAAAAATGACGATTACTGATAACAAAAACATTACCAATTTACTATTGAGTAATGGAACAGGGAATATTGTTGCAAGTGGAAGTGTACATGATTTAGTAGAAGGGGAAGTAGCTTTTGTATTAGATGGTGTATGTGTAGCTTATAACTCTTTTACTGCTGGTGCAGGAACAAGATTTCAATATGCTGTTTATGAAGGTGGAAGACTTTGGCTTTCAGACATGATTAATTATGATGATATAACAAGTAAAACAGGTAGTGTAAATGTTCATGCTGTACAGAAAACTTCTTATATTGGATATAATGGAACAACTGGTGAAATAGATGCTGCTGCTTCTACAGATTATGTACTTAATGTACTTATGAAGTTCCCAGGGGAAGTTCACGCAAAACAAGACTATATTAAACAAGGTGTTTATAGGTCTGCTACATCTGGTTATACTGAGGAAACTGTAGCAACTGGTTTACTTGCAAGTCTTTTAAAGAATTTCTCAAGAGAGAAAATTAATTATATAAAATTTGAAAGAGTTGCTGCTAATACATCACAAGCTGTTCTAACAGGTAGTGCTACAATGTACAAACTTACAAAAGATTCGACTACTGTGAATACTTATATTCCGGCTCCTGCTGCTCTTGCTACAGGTTTGACTGCCTCTACTGCAAGTGTGACTGATGGAACTATATTCCAAGCTCCTGCAACTGGAACTAAAACTTTTAGTTTTACTGCTTTAATTTTAGGTACTGGTGCTGGTGGACATAAAGTTTATATTGGTAACACAGTATATCTTGTTGCTGATGCTGGATCTGCTGCTGATAATGCAACTGCTATTGAAACAGCTATTAATGCTGGAACACAAGCTACTGCTATAGCTAATGCTGCATTAGTTACTATTACTTTAAATAATGAAGTAAGTGCAAATATTACTGTTCTTTCAACTGCTACAAATACTACTTGTACTTGGGCTAATGTTGCTGTTACTCCTGGTACTGGGGACATTATACCTGTATCTTATCTTATAAATGGAACTACCTCTGGTGCTGCTACTTTTGAATTAGATCATCCTTGGCAAGGTGAAACTTGTTATTTTTATGAAACTACAACCCCTACTACTGGATGTGGAATTTTAACTGCCTCTGGTGCTTGGGGTATTAAAGGTACAGGTAGAGTTAATCCTATCTTTAGACCAGGTGTTGAAAATTATTCTGTATTAAATTGGGAATTTATTCTTCATAATTCAGATGATTGGGGAGCTACTACTACTGAGACTACTACTGTTAATCCAGTACAAGGTGTTGGTAATTATAAACAAATAGCTGAACTTGAATATCAATGTTCTGGTAACTTAGGTAAACATACTAAAGCTGGTGCTATTCCTCAAGAAGAACTTATTGCTAATTATGATAGTTCTTTAGGGTATGATATTGCTACTATTGTCTGGAGAAAAACTATTGCAGGATTAGGTCATACTGCAAGTATGCCACAAACATTACATATAGCAACTAATACGGCTGTAGCTGCTGGTGATTTACATGATAAAGTTAAAAATCCTTCGTAGATTTTAAAAAATAATTAATATTTAATGCTGATTGATTCACTTCAATCAGCATTTTTTATTTAAAATAACTTAAAAGGTATATAGAATAATACAATAATGTAAAGAGTTTCTTGGTCTAATTACTAAGAAATCTTATATTGAGGGTCAAATTAAAAAATTATAATACAATGAGTGGATTATCCAAAGAACAACAAATAGCTTTATATAAACATATATTACAATTACCTATTACAAGTGGAGGGCCATCTTCTTCAGTCACTATTACAGATAGTAATATAGCTTATGATAATAGTTTAGATATATTAAAGACTATTGAGCAAAGTCCTTTATGGAGTAGATATACTGATTATGAAACTTTAGTAACAGCTCAAGATTTAACAACTTCTTATGCAGATTATGGTTCTGAAATATCAACCGCAGGTTATAAAACTTTAGGTATTTTCATAATTGGAGATGTAAATACAAGTGAAGATTGTGATTTAAAGATTTTAGGTAAATATAAATCTGGAGGTACAGATGAATTTGAACTTGATAGTACTGATGTAAAACGTCTTTGGTCAGGAGTAGGTTCTGATTTTAAAAAGCATTATTTAATTGAAACAGATGGATTACCATATATTCAATTACAAGCTAAAGTAGGAACACTTGGAACAGCAGGAGATTTAACTATTTATGTAAATAAAGTATATTAAAAAATAAACATATTATGGGATTTAAACACACAGGTGATAAAAGACAATCAGTAATTTTTATAAAAAAACTTGATACAGTTGGTGATGGTTCAGGAACAACTGCTCAAAACGTAGATGGTTCAAGCACACCAGTAATATTCAAATTAACTCCACCAGCAGGTCAAACATATCTTGTTGAAAGAGTTATATTTATGATAAGAGATAATGCAAGTTTTGATTCAGGTGGATGGGGTGCTTTAGGTGGAACTCCATTAACTAATGGTTGTGTACTTGGTAAAACTTTAAATGGAACATCTTATGATGCTTTTGAATTAAAATCAAATGCAGATATTGCAGGTATATGTTACGATGTAGCACATCATAAATTTGGTTCAGGTGATGAATTTT